ATTGACTTCCCCCCTTTTTTTATGTAAAATGATGAGAGATACTAAACTTGAATGGATCAAGAAAAAGTAAAACTCATTATTAGGAATATGGAGTTACTTCTTCAATCTTTAAAAAAGGAAATTGAAGAACCTCCTGAATATGTGTATGAAGAAATAGCCCCATACATACAAGATGAAGATGATGATATTGAATACTATTCGGAGGAGGATGATGATGTATGAGGATTTAACTGCATTTGAAAGAGCACTTGCTCGCTTTGGTGATAAGGTTCAATATGTAATTGGACTTGAAATTACTGATAGGATGAGTCCTGAAACTGCATATCAGGAAATTAAAGAAATGATGAAAGAACCTAAAAAACTTCGTAAAAAAGAAAAGGAAACTTGGGAGATTGATGAATGACTCAAAGTGTAAAACTTATTAGTGTTACTCCAGATGCTGAAAAGCACATTGCTTATTGTGCTCGTGTAAGTAATCCACAAAATCAAGAGAATGAAAATTTTGAAGGACTTCTTAAGTATTGTATTAAGCACCAACATTGGTCTATCTTTGAACAAGCGTTTCTGACAGTAGAGATTGAAACTACCCGAGGTATTGCAGCTCAAATTCTCCGGCACCGTTCGTTTACATTCCAGGAATTTTCGCAACGATATGCTGATACTAACCTAATCACTGAGCATATTCCTGTACCTGATCTGCGTCGCCAGGATACCAAGAATCGTCAGAACTCTACGGATGACCTTGGAGATTATGTGAAACTTAAGTATCAGGCAGAGATTGCTGAGCACTTTGCCGCTTCTAGCAACCTCTACAAGCGTCTTCTAGATGCGGGAGTAGCAAAGGAGTGTGCTCGTTTCGTACTGCCCTTAGCAACGCCTACAAGACTGTATATGTCAGGCTCTCTTAGGTCTTGGCTACACTATATTGATTTGCGTTCAGCACACGGAACTCAAAAAGAACATATGGAAATTGCTGAGATGTGTAGGGATATTTTTAAGGAACAGTTTCCTATAATTTCTGCAGCAAAGGAGTGGTAAAATGAAATCATACTGTATCAAAGATAGTCTTACTGGACACGTATTTAAAATTCTTGTTACCGAAGAAGAGTTTCAAAAGTTTCTTAAAGAAAATCCTGATATGGATGAATGTATTGATTGTGTTGAATGTGATGATGCGCCATCAATTTGTATAGAATAAATACCGTTACATACTATGGAGGTTTAAATTGGCAACATATCCAGTCGTTAATAAGGTCACTGGTGAACAAAAAGAAGTATCTATGAGTGTTCACGATTGGGATCAATGGAAAAAAGATAATCCCGATTGGGATAGAGATTGGTCAGACCCGTCAACTTGCCCACAACCTGGAGAAGTTGGAGAATGGAAAGACAAACTTATTAAAAAGAATCCAGGATGGAATGATGTCCTGGCAAAGGCCGCAAAAGCACCAGGTTCTAGAGTAAAAACTATTTAATTAAAATATGGCAAGAAAGAGAGTATCTAATCCAGTACCTTTTGGAACAAGTAATCGTCAAATGAAACGGAAAAAGCCAATCAATCTTGATTATATGAAAAGGATTGAACCCTTGACAGATAATCAAGAAAAACTATTTAAATCATATAAACTAGAGCAAAATCTTGTTGCATATGGTGCAGCAGGTACTGGTAAAACGTTCATTACTCTTTACAACGCTCTTCGTGATGTATTGGATGAAAAAACACCGTATGAAAAAATTTATCTTGTAAGATCTCTAGTTGCTACTAGGGAGATTGGTTTTCTTCCTGGTGATCACGAAGATAAGTCTTCTCTTTATCAAATTCCATATAAGAATATGGTAAAGTATATGTTTGAGATGCCAGATGATGCGGCGTTTGAAATGCTCTACGGAAATCTAAAAACGCAAGGAACAATTAGTTTCTGGAGTACTTCTTTCATTCGAGGAACTACTCTTGATAAATCTATCATCATCGTTGACGAATTTCAGAATCTTAATTTCCACGAATTGGATTCTATTATTACTCGTGTGGGTGAAGAATCTAAAATTATGTTCTGCGGTGATGCCACTCAGTCCGACTTAGTGAAAACAAATGAAAAGAATGGTATTATTGACTTTATGAGAATCCTTAGAATTATGCCTTCTTTTGAAATTATTGAATTTGGTGCTGAAGACATTGTTCGTTCGGGGCTTTGTAAAGAATACATTATTGCGAAAATGGAATTGGGTCTTTAATGTTTAATCATATTGAATTAGATTTACCTCTTCTTGAAAGAGAAACTATTGATGGAGTTCGTTATTACAAGATTCCTAATGGAGACGAATTAAAAAAACTCGTTTCCATTACGTCTATTACTAGTAATTACAAAAAAGAATTCTTTAATAAATGGAGAGCAAAAGTAGGTGTAGAGGAAGCAGATAGAATCACAAAGAAAGCTACCAGTCGTGGAACTGATATGCATACTCTTGTTGAACAATATCTAAAGAATCTGGATTGCAATTCTAAAGTTCTTCCTATTTCAGAAATGCTATTTCAGATAGCAGTACCTGCTTTAAAGCGTATAAATAATATTCACGCACTAGAAGGTTCTCTCTATAGTGAATTTCTTGGAATTGCAGGTACGGTCGATTGTATCGCTGAATTTGACGGAGAACTTGCGATAATTGACTTTAAGAGTTCAAAAGCACCAAAACCAAGAGATTGGATTGAAGGATACTTTGTTCAATGTTGTGCTTATGCTTGTATGCTATATGAAATGACTGGTATCTCCGTAAAGAAATTTGTTATTATTATGGCTTGTGAAAACGGAGAACTTGAAGTTTATGAAGAGTATGATAAAGAAAAGCATATTCGCCTTCTAGTTAAGTATATTAAGAAGTTTTTCAACGACAAACTAAAATAAATTGATCTTTTGTAATTTTTGTGTTAAGATGTGAAGATGTATTATGGAAAAAAAGTTGCCTATTAGTCTGTTAGAATTAATGGAGAATAATATCGAAAAGGAATTCGAAAAAGCATTGGAGGACAAATTCATTTGTCCTTCAAAATTTGCTCAAGAAATCGAGAAGATAGTACAGGAAAATGTAGATATGAACTACATTGATGCTATCGTAGTATTTTGTGAGAGAAATAAAATTGATCTAGAATCAGTTCCTAAATTAATTTCAAAACCTTTAAAGGAAAAAATTAAATGTGATGCTATGGAACTTAATTTTCTGAAAAAAACTTCTCGTGCTCGTTTAGTATTTTGAAATTGGATCCTCTTAATTGTTATAAAACATATCTTGCATTAAAAAATCACTTCACAAAACCAAACTACGATTATCAAAAATATAGTGGAAAAGTTAAGGCTTCTCTACAAACTTTTTATAAACGTAAAGATAGAATGTGGTTTGAAAAATTGAGCAGGCAAAAATCAGATAAAGAAATTATTGATTTTTTTGTTGCCAATTTTGTTGTTTGTGATGATCCCCAGTCTCTTTGGATTGGTGATATTATTCGTGAAGGAGAAGTCAGATATAAGACTTGGGCTAAAAGAGTTCAGTCTTTGACTTATCTGTTTACTGAAGAAGTAACGCAGACATTTAATTCAAATAACTTTGAAGATATGTTCAAAGTTCAAGGCAATAGGCACCCTCAAATATTGAAAGATTTCCTTCAAGGAAAATTGTCTTTAGAGACAATGGTAATCTTAAATAATATTCTGAATTACAAAAAAGACTTTGATAAAAAACTCTCAGATCCGATATGGGAATTCGTTTCTCTTAGAATTTCAAAGTACTCTTCTTTCCTACATACAGATATATTCAAATTCAAAAAAATTTTAAAGGAGTGTGTCTTGTGAGTTTCTTCAAATCAGAAGTAGTTCGTGCTGAGATGGCAGAAATATCAGAACTACAAGAGCAAATTTATGCAAATGTTTTTGAATTTGCTCGAATGAACAATCAAGATAAATTAGAGCATATTGATCTCCTTCAAAAACTTTTACAAAAACAACAAGTTTTGTATACGCGACTGAGTTTATCCGATGATCCTGAAGCGAAGGAAATGAAAAAAAGGATCATGGAATCTGCTGTTCTGATGGGTCTTCCAGAAAAGACTGATATGAATGTCATATTCAGCAATATGGATCGATTAATAGATGTTATGAAACAGCAGATTGACGGCCCTGGCGAGGCGTGATATTATATGTGAGGGCTTAGAATCCCTCCGCTTCGAGCGGTAAAGTTTCCCAAAAGCCAAATACGGAGAATCTAATGTCTTTCGAATCCCTAAAAAAACAGTCCAAACTTGGTTCTCTCACCGACAAACTGGTGAAAGAAGTTGAGAAAATGAATAGTGGTAGCAGCGGTAGTGCTGATGACCGTTATTGGAAACCCGAAATGGATAAGAGTGGGGTGGGATCCGCTATTATTCGTTTCCTCCCTGCTCCTGAAGGAGAAGATCTTCCTTGGGTTAAAATGTACTCTCACGGATTCCAAGGTCCTGGTGGATGGTATATTGAGAACAGTCTGACTACGATTGGTCAAAAGGATCCAGTCTCTGAGTTTAATCGTGGTCTCTGGAACAGTGGTAGCGATAAAGATAAAGAAACAGTTCGTAAGCAGAAGCGTAAACTGTCCTACTACAGCAACATTTACGTTGTGAAGGATCCTGCACATCCTGAAAACGAAGGTAAAGTCTTCCTGTTCAAGTTCGGCAAGAAGATCTTTGATAAGATTCTGAATGCTATGCAACCAGAATTTGATGATGAAGATCCTATCAATCCCTTTGATTTCTGGAGTGGTGCAAACTTCCGCCTGAAGATTCGTAAGGTTGAAGGATACTGGAACTACGATAAATCTGAATTTGATTCTCCCTCTCCTCTTCTTGAGGATGATGATGCTCTAGAAGCAATCTGGAAGAAGGAATATTCTCTTTCGGCTATTCTTGCTCCCGATCAGTTCAAGTCCTATGAAGAACTTGAAAAGCGTATGAACTACGTTCTGGGTGTGGGTAAAGTTGCTCCTCAATCTCAAACTGCTGCAGTTGAAGAGGAATATGATTCTTATATCCCTGTTCAGAAAACTCGTGAAGAGGATGTGATGCAGGAACTTGAAGAGTCTTACCGTAAGAGTAAGTCAGTTGAACCTTCTCTTCCTAAGGTTTCTAAGGTTGAAGAAGATGAGGACGAAGATGATGCTCTCAGTTACTTCCAAAAACTGGCAGAAGACTGATTAGTCAAATAGTCTAATATTATCTCCTTTCTTTAAGGTGGCATTCACAAACTGTGGGCCACCTTTTTTATATGGCATAATACTTTCAAGGTCATCAAATAAAACACTTAGATACCTTGACTTCATTACATATATGTTTCTCTTTTCTGCTTCTACTTCATTTTCATATTCATAGTTTGTAACTGCTCTAATAAAGGATGTTGAGGGAACTTGAATTGTATATCCTAATCCACTATCATAATATTCGTAGTAATATGCATTTCCTACGTTTGTTGAGTTATCAATAGTAAAGTTTGCTAATTCAGAACCCCCCATTGTTGGAAGTACAACTGGAGGGGTAGATCCTAAGTTAAATGTAAAACTAGTTGGTGATACTGCACCAGTGGGAGCAGTTGATGTAACAACAAAAGACCCATTAAAGGTGGTTGGTGTTACATTTGAGATATAAACTTGTGAACCTTCAACTAAACCAAAAATACCATCTTGAAGAATTACAGTAACTTCGTTTGTCTCTGTGTCTGCAACGATTGTTGTAATTCTATTGCTGATAACTTCAAGGAAGTTACCATTTGTTTTCCAAGTGGGATTCATTTGAATTCCTGCAGCCAATAAAGTGACTCCTTGAGAATTTACGATTGCTTCTGTTTCATAGTGATGAATACCCGAATATAGATTCTCATAAGAACCATATTTTTCGAGCATAATTTCATCAAAGGTTGATTGTGGTAATGGCCACTCAGATTGAATGTTTACAATATTATTTGAAAGGAGAACTACCCAATCAAGTGTTTCATCATCATATAGTTTGAAGGCAACATTATCGGGACGTTCATCACCAATGATTTGATACTTTTCAAAAAACTGTAAGTCCCCAAAAATATCTTCTCTTATTCTACCCCTTTTGAAAATATTTTTGACTGCTTTGTAATCAGAGATACTCTGAGAATCAGTGTCTCTATTGACGTAAGCAAAGTTTGGAACGTATCTAAAGTAATGTGCCATTTTTAGTATCCTATTTCAGAATCGAAAGAAGTTGAGCCTTTTCCATAATCGTCATCATAAATTGGTTCGAGTTCTCCAAATGATAGTGTTATCTCATAAGATGTCATTGAACCATCGTTATAAGTTGCATAATTTCCTGCTGGAGTGTAATTAACGTTACAACCAGTTAGAGCACATTCCTTAATTTTATTG